CAATAGTAGCCTGATATAAGGAGCACAAATGGCAACGACTACCAACTATTCCTGGACTACCCCGGATGATACAAGCCTGGTCAAAGACGGCGCAGCTGCGATTCGTACGCTTGGCTCCTCTATCGATTCAACAGTCTTTACCGGACTTACAACTGCAACTCGCAACGCTCAGACAGGAACGACTTACACTCTTGTTTTGGCAGATGCTGGCAAGTTAGTCGATCTCAACAATGCTTCAGCCATCACTCTTACAGTTCCATTGAATTCAAGTGTGAATTATCCTGTTGGAACACGAATTGATTTATTGCAATCTGGTGCAGGTCAAGTCACAGTCGCAGGTGCAGTCGGTGTAACAATCAATTCAAAAGGTGCTGCGCTTAAATTAACCGGACAATGGTCTGCTGCTACTTTGGTGCAACGTTCTGCGAACCTTTGGGTTCTAGTGGGAGATATTGTCGCCTAATGTCATTTATTCCTTTAGGTATTCTAGCAGCTGCTGGTGGTGGTGCTGCCGGATCTTACGAGTCCATTGCTACTGCTACGCCTAGTGGCGTTTCAAGCGTTACCTTCTCCAGTATTCCTGCGACCTATACATCTTTACAAGTAAGATTTAGCGTACGCACATCTGGAAGTGGACAACCCATTTACATTAGAATGAACAATGTATCAACTTCTACTTACAGAATACATTACTTAGCAGGTAACGGCTCAAGCGCATCTGCTGGAGCAAACCAAGATACTGGCTGGCTGACTGAATACTTTAATGGGTGCGACCCAACTAATCCTTTTGTCGCTATTTGCGATTTCCACGATTATGCTTCTACTACCAAGAATAAAGTCATACGCAGCTTCTCTGGTATTGATGAAAACGGAAGTGGTCAAGTATGGCTTTCATCTGGACTATTAGAAAATACCTCAGCAATTAACCGCTTGGATTTTGCCATTCTTGGCGGCGGTCAGACATTTGCATCAGGTTCAACTATCTCACTATACGGAATTAAGGGAGCGTAAATGCCAACAACATACGAGCCGATTGCGACCACGACTTTAGGCAGTGCAGCAGCAACGATTACATTTAGCACTATCCCTGCAACATATACTGATTTAAGATTAGTTTTAGTAGGTTTAGCAACAGCCGATCTAAATGCACACTTTAGATTTAATTCTGATACTGGTTCAAATTATTCTTATACTTATGTTTATGGAGATGGCTCTACTGCTGCAAGCGGTATTTTAAGTAATTTTACTAGAATACAACCATATGACTCTGTCTATTCATCTACGCCATCTTTAATCACTTTAGATGTTTTTTCTTACGCTGGCAGTACTTTTAAGACTACATTGATGACTCAATCTAATGACAAAAATGGCACTGGAACAGTATCAAGAACAGTTGGTCTCTGGCGTTCAACTTCAGCCATAACTTCTTGCTCTGTTACTGCTTCTACTAGCACTTTTGCAACTGGCACAACCGCGACTCTGTATGGGATAAAAAATGCCTAGTACCTACACACTCATCTCATCCAATGTCCTTAGCACTACTGCTGCATCTGTTACCTTTTCTGCTATCCCTAGCACTTATACGGATTTAGTGCTAAGAGTCAGTGCTAGGACAGATACAGCAGCGTCTTGTTATGTTCAGTTTAACTCCGATACTGCAACTAATTATAGTTATGTTTTAATTACTGGTAATGGTTCTGCTGCTAGTTCTAACATTTATTCATCTCAAAATTATGTTGGCTCAATACCAGCAGATGCAGCAACTGCAACTTCCAACACATTTGCATCTTGGGAAGTGTATGTGCCGTCTTATTTGGTCAGTCAAAACAAACCATTAAGCGTTATTGGTATGCAGGAAAATAATCAAACTAGTGCTTTTATTAGACCAACCGCAGGTTTATGGCGCAATACAGCAGCCGTTACAAGTGTTACATTTACTGGTACGAGTGGCGGTAACTTCGTCTCAGGTTCATCATTCTATCTATACGGCATCAAGAACTCATAAGGAGCAATAATGACAACAGCAATCGAAATCAACTGCGAGACTGGCGAAGTCATCGAACGTCCTTTGACAGCCGATGAAATCGCAGCCAATGAAGCAGCAGCAGCGCGGGCAGAGGCAGATCGTCTAGCTGCGCAAGCAGAAGCAGAAGCCAAGGCTGAAGCAAAGGCTGCACTATTGGAGAAGTTAGGTATCACCGAGGACGAGGCGAAATTACTTCTCGGATGAAACCAAGACTATCGAAGTCGGCAATCCAGTTAAGAGAACAAATCGATGATGCCTTCCCGTATCGAGATAGAACTAGCGATGGCTGGATCGGCGACACACGACATTCTTCGCGCAAGTCAGATCATAATCCTGATGAGCAAGGCTGGGTACGTGCCATCGATATCGACCGTGACTTATCCGGAAAGTCAAAACCTGACCTCATGCCCGATCTTGCAGATCAGATTCGACTCTATGGCAAGTCTCATCCTAAGCGAATTAGTTACATCATATTTAACGGCAAGATCGCATCCAGTAAGCGAGGTTGGAAGTGGCGCAAGTATGACGGGATTAACCCGCACATCAAGCACATCCACATCTCGTTTCAGAAGGCTGCTGACCAGGCTTCAGACTTTTACCAAATCCCAATGCTAGGAGGCAAATAATGAATCTCAAGAACCCATACGCTCTAACTGCTGGTGCATTCCTTGCAGCTTGGGCATCATCTAACTTCTCACTCGATTACAAAGCAATCCTCTTTGCAATCCTGTCCGGCGTATTTGGTTATGCCACTCCGACGAAGAAGTGACCGCAAATGATTGGGCGGGATTCGCTCTCGCTATTGCCTCAACGCTTGCTATTTTTATTGGCGGTTTGCGTTATCTGGTTCGCGGTTGGTTGTGGACTCTTACGCCGAATGGTGGATCATCTCTCGCAGACCGATTGGCAAGAATAGAGACACGCCAAGAGCAGATGATGGAATTGTTAAAGAAGTAAGGGACACTTATCCACATGGCTAGAAAACAAACAAAGGCACTTGAGGATCAAGGCTACTCAAAACTTGATGCATACTGCATCGGTTTGCAGGAGTTCTGGTGTTCTCTTAAACGTGCCGGTTTCAATGACGAGATTGCTTTAGCGATTATCGTCGAGCCTACGGCATATCCTGGATGGATTTTGCCTGATCCAATAGACCCTGAAAAGTTTGGGGATTACGAGGATGACGACGAGGACTAATGAAAAAGATTGTAGTCATATCAGACCTACAAGTACCGTTTCACGATGTCAAGGCTGTTAAGAATGTTGCAGCTTTTATTCGAAAGTTTAAGCCAGATGAAGTTGTCACAATCGGAGACGAAATCGACTTCCCAACCATCTCTAGATGGACTCAGGGAACACCAGGTGAATACGCTGGAACTATTGGAGACGATCGCGACCAAACTGTTCAAATCCTTTACGACTTACAAGTGACCCAAATGATCCGTTCAAACCATACGGATCGCCTTTACAACTCAATCATGAAGCGTTTACCTGGCTTGCTAGGAGCGCCTGAGTTAGAGTTTGAGAACTTCATGAGATTGCCAGAATTAGGAATCAAGTTTCACCGCAAGCCTTACGAGATTGCTCCAGGCTGGATAGCCGTCCACGGCGACCATGGAGCCATCAACTCTCAGCCGGGTCTTACAGCCCTTGGACACGCCCGTAAACACGGTTTAAGCGTAGTTTGCGGACATACCCATAGGGCAGGCATCAGCGCCTTCACAGAAGCCTCTGGAGGGCGTTTGAACCGTACTTTGTGGGGCTTTGAGGTTGGAAACCTAATGGACTTCAAACAAGCCTCCTACACCCATGGAACGGCTAATTGGCAGCAGGCTTTTGGAATCATCTATGTAGACCGCAAAAAGGTCACGCCTGTCATGGTTCCTATTGAGCGTGACGGATCCTTTATTGTTGAGGGCAAGGTATACGGATAAATCGTTACCGTTTCGTTATCAAAATTAACGTGTAATTGTCCCAGGAATGTGAGACCGTAATCCAGTAGCCAACCCAGGCTACGGAATCGGGAGTAATACAAATGGATCTACAAGTACCAGTTATTGTTTTATTGGTTTTAGCAAACATATTATGGTTTATCGTTGGTTGGGGCAAAGGCTTCACAGAAGGCAAGCGCGAAGGCTTGGCGATTGGCAAGAACAGTCAGCGCGTGAGTGTTAATGCGCGCTAATGACATCCTTAACGAAGCCCAAGACCTCATCGCAGACCGCGGTAAAGATTACGGCTTGGCAGCTCTCAATCA